GTTCAATCTGGTCGCTTTCTATCGCCACCCGAAAATCTTTAGCCAGCGTCTGTACTGACGTAGCGCCTGACAACGTCATTAAATTTGCTCTGGGAAAAAGCGGGCCGATCGCTGGGATAATAGCTATTCCGTTCCTGTTTCGTGTTTTTCTCGCACCGTCAAGTAATGGCGCATCTTCCGTTTCCAGCGCATCAAAATTAATATTTCCCGAACTGTCAACATAATTTTTCCACATGTCCGTACCATGCATTGTCTTTGCAAGTTCGACCGGATCAAAATTTCGCGCATTAACTTGTACAATCTGTTCAAGCGCGTCCGGGGTAATTGCCCATACTGTATTGCTAATCGTTGACAATATATTATTCATTCGTTACGCTCCCTTTTTGATTGCCGCCACATTGACTGGCATACGGCATACGCTTGTTCGCGTTTATTCTCTTTTTTGTCAAGTTCTCTATATACGAACGGTATACACCGATTCATAAATTCACTCTTCGTTTCTTTGGGCTTCGGCGGTTTTGGCATTTGTTCTGCCTTTGTTCTTACTGTATATCTCTAATCCTTTGTCAAGTATCAATTCGTTTTCACTTGCTTTCCGCGATAACGCCGCTTCCCAATCCCCGGTATCGTGAATTGCTGCGTATTCCTCTTCGTTCGTCGATATATTCCCTTCAATACGCATAAGTGCAGCTTCTGTCTCTTCCACCGGCCGCAACAGTCCCTGTCCCATCCCGGACCAATATGTACCCGCCCATGCCTGTGCCATTTCCGGGCTGTCAAAAAATCCGGGCGCTTGTATGCGCCCGTCAAGTATTGCATCGGCCAGCCATTCGTAATATACTACCTGATTCACTTGATCGTTAAGACGCTCCCTGTGCGTTCTGTACGCCTTCCCCGCTTCAAGTATTGCACCACGACTTGCACTATACGACGATGAAAAATGCTGTAAAAGTATTTCGTACGGTATCTCAGTTTCCGCTCCGATCTGCTCAACGATTGCGTGATAAAATTCAGTATAGTTTTTATTCGGGCGTTGTGGGTCCGCTAACGTAATGTCTTCACCTTCTGCCAAGTCAACAATATTACCCGATCCCATTTCATAATTATACGCATCCGCCGCATTGCCCGTCTGCTCCGGGTTTGCAACTTGTCCGGGAACACCAGCCCCGCCCGGTACGAACCCGTCAGCAAGGCTTTCGCCACCTGATTCTGATTTGACAAATACAGTGAAAAACGCATTGATAACCGCGGCGTCAAGTTCAGCCTTTGTCAAGCGAGTAATATTTTTCAATTCCTCTATAACCGGCGCCAGTATTGGCATTCCACGACGTTGCCCCGGTCGTTCTTTAACAAACAATTGAATTAATTGTCGCCGACCGCTGGGGGAAAACGGTTTTATTGCTTTCCAATCTGTCACCATATTCGAACCAAGTGCGGTCCCCGGATCGCGTTGTTTGAAGTAATAGCGTACTGGTGCACCGTGTGTGTCAACTTCGACACCGCCTGCGATTTTATTAGTATCGAATTGATTATTTGGATTTACGCATTCATCGGCTTCGACAAGTTTCAATCGTAGCTGTGGCCCGCGCCCATTCCGGGAATAACGATTAAGAATTATAAAGCAATCGCCGCTCAATAACATATTGAAAAAGGCTTGCCATTGCAGCTGTCGAAATGTTGAAAATTGCTCTGCGTCACATTCGGTGGTATTTGCCCATGCTCGATATTTCCGTTCTGTGTTTCGCTCCCATTGCCGCGCGTTCTCATCTGTCAAATTCAGAAAACCCCGGTCAATCCTGCACTGCAGGTTGATCCCTGTACCGACCACATTTGTAGTCAACCGTTTGACAACTGCGGTTGCCACCGGGTTATTCATATACATGTCCCGGCTTGACGCACGCGCATCGTCAAGTTTCGGAATTATATCCTCATCTGCTGTATTCGCGGACGGGTTCCATCCGCGTGAAAATCGCTTACCGCTCCCGGACGTAATATACCCGGTGTTCTCTAATGCCTGTATGCGTGCGCGTTCCCGAATTCTATTAGAGAATGCACGGGGCGATATTACACGTACCGCCCGATCAATTAAGTTTGGACGTACACGAATTTTTTTAACCTGTGTCATATCCTAAATATAACGTATATAACATACAAGTGCCATACAATATCGCATACTGTCAATAGTATGGCGTTTGTATGACATTTGTATGGCGTTTTCCCCTTGTCAATTCCGCAAGTTATTATACATCTCGCGGCAACGCCCTTCGTACACGCATTCCACCTTGACCATTTTCTAATCGATTAAGTATACGCCACCAGTATTTGCGGCCTTCAATAATCCGAAAAAGCGACGCACGCTCGAACGTACGATCCTTAATTGTATACGATTGATTTTGTAATACGGCTTTTTCTGCTTTCAAGTATTCGTTATACATTGTCCGGGCTTCTGCCAATCGTTCTGCATGTGTCATAATGTCCCCTTTTTGAAATTATTGTTTGACGCCCATTGAGCGGACGCGTCGGCCTCTTTTCGTTTGCACTTGCGCGTTTTGCGCGGTAATAGGTTCGTTTAATTCTTTTAACATAGTTTCGATTTGCGGACCGAGTACAACCAGTCCAGCATACGCATATACTCTGCAGTCCAACGCTTCATTCCGTTGACCTTTTGGCAATTCCCACCGCAGCCGGTTTTTGCCTTGAACATATTTTGTTACTAACGATTCAGCGGTCAACATTGAAAAATAATGTTTATCATATTCAGGCTTGTCAGGAAAATGACAATATTCCGGCCCCGGATCATTAATCATTAATTGCGAATATATTTTACTTTTCAATTCGTCAACCCACGCGTAAAAGGACCACGTCCCGTATTTGTTTTTCCGTTTCGGCCGTTCAATATATCCCCGGCCCCATCCATCCCGGCCCTGCACCGGGAACCAGCGCCTGTGCTCATTTCGTTTACAGAATTTATTGACAATTTCAGTTTTGAATTTACTGTCTATCAGCATGATTGCAAGATACATCTTACTACCATTTTCATGCGTATACACACGCTGGGAAAAATATTGCTCGATCTGTGACCACACAAATTCTTGTGCCGGGTCACCATGGAAAACAAGGTATTCAATCGACCAGCTCTCATACCCTTTACCATATGCGACAATTTCTATTTCAATTCTGTTTTGCTGCACGTCCCCGCCTGCAGTAAGAATTGCAGCCCCCGCCGGTACGTCCGGCCGCTCGTGCTGCGGCTTTCCGGGAAAGTAATTTTCTCTGCGTGTCTCAATCATTGACGATGATATGTCTTTATTTTTTTCACTATACGTTTGCCCGAACACCGTATTGATCACTGACTTCAATTTGATTTTGTCAAATGTTCGCACCGCGTCAAGCCAGTCCGCAACAATATCACGCCACGAATAGAACCCTATCGGCGAATAGAACGACGGCAGATAGAATGATGGATATTCGCCATTCGGGTTATGTGTACGCCACCCCGCACCATTTTCCGGGTCCATGATATACGGTTTATAGCGTTCGTCAATCATCATTCCGCATGAATGACATACAAGCCCAATACTTTCTTTCGCTTCTTTTATTGATTCACCGCGCCACGAAAAGGTAAATTCTTTTACTTCCATACTTGACTCTTTCCATTCAATCGGTGCGCAGTGCCCGCATCCCGGACACACAACGTAATATTTTCGCTGATCTCCGGCTTCATACGCGGGCTCTATCGTTGACGTTTCCGCGTGCGTCGGTGTTGACATACGCAATATTTTTCTGTTCGGGTAATTCGCAGTTCGCCGCTGGGCAAGGTAAATCGGGCTCCCCTCTTTTTGTACATCCTCATCGTATGCGTCTTCCTCGTCAAGTACAAGGTATTCAATCGGCATGGATCGCAGTGATGCCGCGGAATTCGCGCCACCGATTATGAATATACCACCGTCGTAATTCTTTTCTAATGCGTTGTTTCCCTTGCGTACACGATCTTTTATCACCGGCATGGCTTCGATCGCTTTGTCAACGCGTTGTTTCGTAACTTTCCGCGCTACGTCCAGCGTCGGTTCTATTAATAACATAGATGTTGGATTATAGTCAATTGTATAGAATACCCAGTTTAGCGCAACTTCTGTTGCGCCAATCTGTGAACCTTTTTGTATCGCAACGGTTTGACACGGGTGCGCTGGAGAAAGGCATTTCATAATTTCGCGTAAAAACGGGAAACGTGATGTGCGCCATTGCCCCGCTTCACTTGCTGAACCGCGCGCTATAATCCGGTATTGATCAGACCATTCGTCGATGTCAAGGTCCGGACGTGGCCGGATATGTGCGGCAAATTCAGTAAGTATTCGTATCTGATTCGGTACGTACTTTTTCCCGCGTTTCCGTATCTTTTCTTTCAGTTTCGCTCGCATTGGTCGTATCCGCAAAGTTTATATTTTTTTGCGCTGCGACGCGTTCGATTTCATCGGCGAATTCGTGCAGCACGTTTTTTAGTTCATCGTTGAGTATCTTTGTACATTTACGCGGGTCGCTTTCTGCGGCCAGCATTGCGCTTGTGCGCGACGGTATTGATAATAATGATTTTTTATGTGTCAAGGCAAGCGCGCGTAAATCGTGTTCGATTTCATCCGGGCGTATTAATTCCCCGCGTTCTAATTGATAATTAATTTTTGCTTTTTTTGCAAGATATGTTTCCTTTAACGCTCGCGCATTTGTCAACGAGTATACCTGCTCGCCGCTGCTGTCGCGGGTTTCAGCCTGTTCGCCTTGTTCGTGTTTTACAAGTTCATCATTCCAGTTTAATTTTTTGTAAAACCGTTTCGGCGTATTACTTGTCTCAATAAATTTTTTTGCTTCTGTTTCCCAGTCAATCATTTGCTCGCCATAATCATTGTCGAACGATTCAATACGTCCGTGTTGGATTGCTTTGTACACGGTTGTCACGTATACACCTAATCGTACAGCAAATTCCCGTGGGCGTAAGTATCTTTTTTTGCGTTTTTTTGGCATATTTTCTCTTTTCATTTTATTTTTTTACCGCCCGCAAACCCGCGCCAATTGCGGGCTGCAGGGCACCCCCACCTGACCGGAAACGTAGTGTTATAGCCCTTTTTGAAATGGTTTTGTTTTTTGAAACGTCGCGCGCTCCGCATTACC